CGTTACTAAAAGTATAACAAGAACTTGATTTGTTATGGTTCTGTTTGTCGTATATGTTATATCCAACTAACAAATCAAAAAAGTCCTTCATAATCGACTTAACTGATGGTAGTGTCTTTCTAACAATTGATATATCCAACTTCTGCTGCATACCTATAACTATCAAACATTGTAAGATTGATATACTCTTGCTTGAACGAGAGCCTCCTTGATTAACGATATATCTTATATCTTCATCATTATACGAGTTCCAGTTCTTTTCAAAAACGGATGTATGTTTAATCTCTAAACTCCTCGCCATCTATATCATCCTTGTTTTTAATGTGTATAAGTTTGATTTCAGTGATTGACTTGCCGTCCGATGTTATATCCATACTCTCGCTATAACCTCTTTTTCTACCTCTGTATTTCATATAGAAAAGTATTGAACGTTCCGAACCCTCTTTAATCTTTTTAAGTAGTTGGTTCTCAGCAAAATCTAAAGTAATTTCGTGTATATCATCTACCGCCTTTTTAAAATCAGGGTCCGTATTATAGTAGTTATAGAACTGATTTCTACTTATACCAACGTCCTTACAAGCTGGCGTAACGATTCCTAATGTTTTCTCTAGTGCTTCAAGAAGCAACTTCTTATGTAGTTCTGGATTATATTTCATAGTTTTTATATTTTTGTGAAAGCCTTGAGTGGATAAAAAATTAATGAGTTCCTGTACCCTCCAGTTGCTTTTGCTTTAATCGGCGTTACTCCGTGTATATTCTTCCAAGCTGGATAAACCAGTATTGAGTTGTTCCGGCTATCCATAGTTGCTCCGTAATCTGGTATGTGAAGATTACCTCCATCTGCGTTCAACCGCTTCGTTATAATAACATTAACGGCTCCGACTATATTACCCGTGTCTCTATGAAATGGAGCCGATATATTATAGTTGGAAATGGAGCTTGTAAACAATCTACCGAACTTCCACTCGTCTGGTACGGATTCAAACAACTTTGATTGTCTATAAAATTGTTCTGGTAGTATTGTTCTTATAAGTTCTTCCGACTCTTGAGCCAACATTAACATAGCCCTTATAAATGTTTGAGACTCAGGGTTGGAGTGTATAGATGAGATTGACGGGTATGGCCTTCTCATATGAGGTCTTGGAGGGGTTGAACCTAAGATTGTAGAGTACTGAGACACTCTAGGTGCTTTAGTTCCGTCCTTCTGTAGCCTCTCACCAGAGGTCCTATTCATAGCTGATTTATTAACTCTCTTAGATCTAAATTCGGCGTTTGCTATATCAGCCAGCTTAATCATATCTTCCGACATTTTTGAAATGTAAAATCCGACTGCTTCTCCTCCTTCGTAGAATATACAATCTTCCGTTATATTCGGTTCGTAATCACCACAAACATCGCCTACCTTGATTTGATGTTCTACTTTAATTAATTCTAATCTTTTCATACTTCTGTTTCTTTTTTTATTATATTATAAAACTCACTTCTTACTTCTTCTAAAGCTCTGTTATTATCAAGAAAGATTACCTTTCCATATTTTGTTGAACTTTTTAAAAATGATTGATGACTTTTTAATTTCGCGTTGTAAGTATCAATGTTTATAACTCTTCCTCTCCTAGCAACTCTAATGTTATTCTCTTCAAAAGATGTCTTTAAGTATATTACTACTATATTAAAGTTTTTAGAGAAAGCCTTCAAATCTACCAACTGACAATAATAAACTCCTGTTAAAATTATGTTTTTATCAGGGTGTCTATTAAGTACTTCTCTAACACCATCTTTTCCTCCAGTGTAGCTTGAAAGGCTATCGGCTCCTATAATCTTTTTTCCCGCTACATACAGATTGTTTTTAATCTTTAGTAAAATCTCATCAACCTCTTCTATAACTTCGTTCTTAACTATTGAACTCTTTCCGACTCCGAAATTTCCTACTAAAAAAAACATTGTTCCTCGTTTCATCTTTTCTCTATTAGATTTTTTATATTGAAAGTCTCTTCTCGGAACTCCCATAGTACATCCCAACAGATTCCATCGGGTACATTTTGTTCTATTTTTTTAATCTCACTATACATCCGATCTATATAAAATCCGATATATCTTTTTCCTTTCCTGTACTTCTTATAAGCACATAACGTTGTTTCTATTTGGAATACATTACCCTCGTAGTTCTTTAAGTAATATAAGAACTTGTTATGTAGTAGTTCCAAATCAACTTTTGATAAACTCTTTTTATCAACTAAATCAAGTCGGTCCATAGAATAACATACTCCGTTCCTACAACTCTCGGCCTCTAACATATTTAAGTATGGTGGCCTTAGATTAACATCCGTTATGGAGTTTAAAACATCCAAGTAGTTAAACAAGCTGAACCTACCAAAGTATTTTATACCACTGATTTTAGAATACATTTCGGTCCAACTCTTCGACTTAAAGTATTTTTGTTGATTGTTTCCGACTAAGTTCTTATAACTTATGAAGCTATCTAAGAACTGATTGTTAGATTTTATTCTCATCCGATCTGTTTGGAATATAAGTTTATCTTTCTTTTCATACCACCACTTTTTTAATCTATTAAAATCCGTGTTTATATAGTCCGGAAATTCGTTATACATATAGAACGTAGTCGGAGCACAATAACAAGTTCCATACAAGAAAGACAACCAGTACCTTTGTTCCATATTTAGTTCAAACCTATTAGATATATACTTTAAGGCCGTTATAGATGGATCTACATCACCCGCCTTTAAACTATCATAGTGGTATGTTTTATAATCAATCATTTAAGTATATCTTTTTTAAAGGCCTTAATTCGTCCGTATCATATAAACCTGACCTAAATAATATATCGTTCGTCGAGCATACCGCCTTAAAGTCGGGTCCATTAAATTTCCAAAGAGGTCTATGTTTGTTTCTCATAGCAAATATACCATCTTTGTCTAATCCAACTAAAGCGTATGTTATATCAAATCTACTTAAAAAATCTATATCATTAATTTTATCCAGTAATAAAAATCCATCGTTATCACCAGCCATCTGTATATTGTACTCAGCCTCCATCTCCGACTTTGTCTTTTGACTTATAACGCCATTAAATGCTATAGCCATACTATTATTATATATCGGTTGATTATTGTCTATATCTTTCCAATCACCAGACGTGGAGTATCTAAAGTGAGATATGAACGTTGTAGGTTTATCTGTCTTTAATTCGTTTATAAAATCTTCATACTTTAAAAACTTCTTCGTGATTATATCACCATCTAAATAAAATGAGTAACCGAACGCGTGTAGCCCTCTAATTCTACTATTATTCATTAGTGATATAATCAACTCTTCCGACCAAACTCCAGACCAACCTACAACAGAACACATACTTAATCTTTTAATTTTTCTTCCTTCAACTTCTCCATTAAAAACATTCCGATATATAAACCTTTCTCTCTCCAATACTTAACAAGTTCCGACGCCTCTTCGTAATGTTGTTGTTCGTACTCTATTTGTATAGCCTTTCTTAATCCGTTCTTCATTTCCTCCAAGTTTTTATTAAACTCTTCGTCCTCTTCCGAAGAGCCTAATGCTGAATAATCTACATCAACATCCATTTCAATAACATCCAGACCCCACTCCTCTAACTCTTCTACTTCCCACTCGTTGTTTATAATGTCCCAGTCCCACTCTCCATAACCTACATTGTCTTTAACTATAAACTCTCTTTTCTTTTCTTCCGAGAGGTTCTCAAATTTTATTATAGAGACCTCTTTAAGTCCCGCCTCTAAACAAGCCTTCAATCTCATATTACCTCCGAGTACAATCATATCATCATCAACCACGATCGGTCTCACCTCAAGCATTTCCGGAAAGTTCTTAATGCTCTTAACAAGTTTTTTGAACTTATCATCTTTTATAACTCTCGGGTTGTTCGGGTTCATCTTAACATTTGTAATCTTTGTGTTTTCTATTATCATATTCTTTTTTATTTTTTATATTAACTCATAGTATGTAATTAACATCACATACAAATTGTTATTCACTACCAGTTGTAGGTTCTCCACCTTTGCTTCCTTTAAGAACTTTTGTACTTCCCTTTCCAGACCCGTCAGGCTCGTTGATTGTATCAATTTTATTTTCATCTTGTAATGGATTTTTTTCTACATAGTTTATTAAATCATAAATTGCTTCTCTTATAGAGTTCGGACACTCCCAACATATATTCTTTTTTAAATGTCCGCAGTACTTCCCGTGCATTGCTCTCGTGAAATCTACATCTTTACCTGTTATTCGGTCTCTAAATTTTAAATTGTTAATCTTGTTGTAATCTTCTTTCATAGTTATTTAATTTTTTTTTAAGTTCGGAATACATAAGTTTAAAGTAACTTACACACTTACACTCTACATAACCTTTAACGTTGTCGTCGTGTCCGAATATATCTATATATGCTTTTAATATAGATGGTTCCAGAGCCGGTGGTATTCCTCCACGAGCGTCTATCATCCTAATCAAGTCCTTATACTTCGTTATATCTTTCATATTCTAATTATATTAAAGTTCCTGTCATATACATCAGCTACAAAGCTTGCTGCTATAGCAATGATTAAGTTCTGTGTGAATAAAAGAGTAATCCAAAACGTACTACACTTCAAACAACTCACCAGTTTATATAGATATAAATATATTCCATAATGTTTCAAAGGCTTCAAGAACCACTTGAAGGGTTCAAAATTAACTAAGAACCAACCTAGTAAAAATCCGGTTATAATCTTTTCAACGTATATCATTTTATAAACTTTTTATATTTTTCATAACTATCTATTCTTGTCTCGGCTATTTTAAAGTAATCGGGGTCCATCTCCATACGGTGATTACGCTATCTACCGAGTTGTCTGGTAATTTTTTTAGTGATTCTATATTATCACCTAACATTAATTTCTTTTTCATATTCCTAATTCTTTTTTTAAACTTAACATCGTACCTTTAA